ATTGATATATACCTTTAATGAATAACCTATTGCTTTTTGAGCATCAAATTTTACACCTTCTAGTTGTCTCTCGAAATCTTTAGGTTGATACACGGTAATTTGAGGTGCCTGCCTACCATCTAACCAATCGTAAGTTGACACATACCATTCGTATTGGAAATCCAATGTAGAAGAACTGCTTGTTCCACCAAATGAAGCACCTTCTCTGACATAACTTTTACTTACTAAATCAGCGGTAAATTCATACTTATCAAGAAAGATATGAAGTAAAGTATCTTCGATATACCAAGCCATTTTATCATAATTATAGTCGGCACTTAATTCAAAATAATTGTTTATAAAATAACTTCTTAATTCTGCTCGAACCTCGTTTGAAATGTAATTGATTGATTTTATTCCGCTTCTGGTTATGACTAATATTTCATCGTTTATTTGAATCGGTCTAGATAAAACTTGAAGATTTCTAGTTACAGCACTTGAAGGAAACACAGTTTCATTGTTTATCGTTGTTCCGTACCTTACATAAACAGAATCTTCACCTCTTTTGAAAGTTAACAAATATCCGTTTTTTTGAGCATATCCTAATATTTCGGTATCTTCTCCTAATACGTTGTAATTGTCATCTGGAAAATAATATATAGACGATTTACCGTCTAAGGTAACACCACTAAACGTATCCTTATTTGTTCCATCGCTTACAAATACACGTCTATCAGATTCATACCCATATACTGTTACACATTTTGCTCCATAATAGCAACCTAGTTTTGCAGAACCTGGAACAACATTTGCGTATATTATTTTATTATCGGGTTCTTTTTCAGAAAACGTATCAATATCTTGACCTGTGAGCAAAATGTTTTTAGATGTTTCTACTTCTTGAGGTAATGTTATTGTGGGTAAACCAAGATTGAAAGCAGACATTGTCAAGTTTGTATATACTGTTCCACTTATTTTCGCATAGAAACTCATTCTGGCAGAAAGAGAAACATTATTTTTATTTTGTTCATAATTAATTTTTTTAGTTAATACAATAGGAGAAGAAGGATATTTAGTAGATGTAGCAAACATATTACCTGTTGAACCAAGTTTGGTTTCTTTGCCATCTATTATACCATATAATGTACCTGCTCTACAATTTAAAGCAGACGCTTTATTTAGCCATAATTGAACTTTTTCAGTAATAGTCCAATAAGAATCGGAACCATCTGGTTTATTTCCAACAACACCTTCTGCTTCAGCACTTATTCTAAATCCCATCCAAGAAAATTGATTTGATTTATAATTTGTCGTAGAAGACGTTATTTTTGATGCAACTGAACCGGGAACAATAGTTGATGTACTTCCACCTTCACTTTTTTCATATTCAATTTTTAATGTTGTTTGCCATATGAAATTATCTGGTATACTTGATTTATAAACATTAAGAAAATCAACAGTATAATCTACCTGTGAGCCTCCGTTTAGTGAGTCCAAATTATTTTGTGTCAATGCTGTCCAATGAGAATTAGTAGTAGGTATCTCAGAAGTTCTAGAACCCGGATGAACTATATTTAGTTTAACTTTTGTCAACGAATAAATTTGTGCATCAAAATTATTTCCGACATGAAAATGTAGTTCTGCTTGCAAATGAACTTTGGAAGAATCGTCTTGGACTTCTTCTTTTACAATATTTACATCGCATTCAAGAATTTCGTTACCTGCTATACAACTCATATCAAAAGCGGTGTCTTCTGTTGTTTCTTCTGAGTCGTTCTTTTTGTATTCTATTATAACATTATCTTTTCCCTCGATTGGTGAAACAGTAGGAGGATTGGTAAATGTTACTATACCAGTAGAACCGTTTATATTAAAATCAGTTCCTTTTGTTAATTCAGTATACGTTCCATCGCTTTGTAATATTTTAACTTTACAATAATTACCGTCCAAAATTTTCTCTGGTAATTGATATGAGTCAGATGTTCCATCTCCTAAGAATTGTGCTCTTCTTATATTTGTTAATAAATTGATTGATTCGTATTTAGTAAAATCTAAACCATCTGGAGTAGAGCCATATATTATAGTTGGAATATACGGATTATCAAGTACATTCTCAATTGTAAAGTCTAATTGGAATAATTCGTTTCCGTTATCTACAATTTTTTGTGTTTCGCATTTAAAGGATAATATACCTATTGGAGTAAACACTCTTTCTTTTCCATCAAAATTAATATGCTCATACAGTCCTTGTCTATTTCCACTTTGTCCATAATTAGTGAAAGGAATGAATTGATATGAAATTCTATAATTTTCAAATCCTTCCATTTTACTCATATCATATTGAACATTTTTAACTTCTGGTGTAGGCCATATAGATACGCACATACGGGAATCGCCTTCCACTTGATATTCCCCTAAATATTCAGATATTTTAATATAATAAGGAACCGTATTTCCGTTTTCATCGTATTCTTCTATTTTTCCAACATATTTTATTGCATATAATTGGTCATCGTTTTCTTGAATTTCACCATATGTGCCTGCCATAAATGATTGAGTTATGTTATGTCTAACTTGATGCAAACCTTCTTTTTTTACTATGTTTAGCATATCTGCAGAACGCATTATATTAGGATTAGTATCCCAAGAATCCATACCTTGAAGATTGTTCAAATCTAAATAGTTAAATGTAGGGCTTTCTGGTATTTTAAATGTAGCCATAATTCACCTCCTAAATCCAACCTGTTTTGCTAATAAATTTTGTATCATCTTTTCTTGGATATAAATTTTCAATAGCCACTTCAAATTCATTTCTGTACGCTGTAGCCAACGCAATATCATCATCTTTATATAATTGGCTAGCAATATATAAAGGCAATATACATGCAACTTCTTCTGGTAAATCTATTTCATCGTCATCATCAGTATCATCATCAATTTTTGCCGGATAACTTTGATATTTCATAATGAAATTACCCACCAAAGAATCATCAATAACTAAAGTATAGCCATCTTCCAATATATAATCTGTTCTGTTAACTAATTCATGGCTGTAATTTTCAAAATATAATTTATCTATTTTATAGAAATCCGGAATTAGTTTTTGAATATCATATATATAATAAGGCTTGTAATCGGGGATATATTTAATATCATTATTGCCGATATTATAATTTCTATTATATAAAGCAATATTTCTATAAGAATAAACAGTATCTCCTTTGAATATTAACTTAATTCCTTTATTATAAGAAAAGTTTTTATAAGCAGTAAATATTCCAGGAACACTTCCTTTATTTTCAATTGTTTCTTGTAATGTCCATACATTATTTTCATCAAGATAATAAACTTCAACAATACCTTTATTATCTATTTCAAAATAATATGCTGTTGCATTTTCATTTTCATAAGATATTATATCCCCCAAATAATATTTTGTTTTGAAATTGTCACCTAATGAATTTTCAATAGGCGTTTGCGTAAATTCAAATGTTTTGATATAAGGTCTGCCTCTTTTAACACATTCGGCAATTGCTTCATTTGCTGCTTGAGCCATACCGTTAATATATATTTTGTATTTATTGTCGTTCTTCATTGATCTTAAATCTTTTTCGTATATATTATCATTGTTCAAGAACATCTTTTTTATACTTTCAAGTTTAATTTGACCCCAAGTATATGCCATAAAATCATCTCCTTTGTTTTATAAGCATTGTCGAATAGATATTTTTTATGCTATTCGCAACAGATTTTCAACATTACTTTATATATCTACTCGACACTGCCTATAAGACAGTGTTTAAATAAAAACGGAAAGCCCTATCAGGACTCTCCGTAGAGCATCAATTAGGATAAAGTAGTTCCGCCTGCTACACCTGCAACGGCAATACCTCTCCAATCGTTACATCCAGCAACGAATCTTGAACGTCCTTTCCATACATTGTTATCTGTATTTTCATCAATATATGAACTTACAGTTAATGGAATTCTGTCGCAGAATATTAATCCGTTATAGTTGTCATTGTATTTCTTATCTGCTAAGAACCAAGCACCACTAGGTACACCATTTAAGTATGGAGTAGCAATAACTGTCCATCTACCAAATTGATAGTTAAATGCGTTATTTGAAGTGTTAGGGTCTTTATCTGCTCCGATTGCAGCAAATACAGCCTTTTTAGTAGCAGCATCATTTGGAATTATGATTGTATCTGGACTAACCGTTAATACGTCTCCATTATCATCAGTGAAGTTTTGCATAGCAGTTTCAACTAAACCTAAATTTGTATCAGTGAATGCATTACTGAATTTGTTAGATTGAGTTGCTCCACCTGTAATTGATGTATGAGCAGTAGAGAAAATACTTAAACCATCGTTACAAGTACAATCAACTGTCATTCCTCTGAATGTAGTAGTTGTACCACCAATAGCACCAATTAATAATTGAGCACCATATTTTTCTCTTGTTAATGCATAAGCATCAATAAATCCTCTTGCACCTGTTCTATTTAAGTCTAGTAACTTAGAATCTTCTACCATTTCTTGAGTTACTGTGAATGAATCTTTCCAAGTTTCATGTTCTAATGTTTTAGAATATCCTTCTTGTCTTTCATCTTTTGGATATGCTCCACCTTCACCAACTGGTAAGAAACCTTGTGCTAATGAAGTTAAACTAGTGAATTTTTCTGCATAGTTGTCACTATCAACCATTTTAAATACTTTTTCAACGAAACTCATATCTGTATAAGCCTTAATGCTTTCTTCAAGAAAAGCCTTGATTGGAGCAACTGACTTACCGTATATAGAATCGTTTAAACTTGACATTTTACTAAATATAATTTGAGCCATTTCTTATTTTTCCTCCTATCTTCTGAACATTACATTAACTTTGTCACCACTTGCTGTTCCTAGCATTTCAACAATCATAGCAACACCACTTGTAGTAGTTGCAGTTACGCCTAAACCAGTTGAAGCAATAGTAACTTTATCTCCAATATTAAGACTTGTTCCAGCAGCAGTTAAAGGTGCTTGATAAACTTCGTCTTCATAAATTCTTTTTACCGGAATTATAGTTCCGTTTCCTGAACCTTCAGCAATGAATTCAGGTACATCTGTTCCAGATGCTTTTGTTAATTTACCACTTGATAATTTTAACAATTCACCAACAGTAATTGCTTCTGATGCAGTTCCTTCAATATATTCAATTGCTTCAGTAGCAGCACTGCCTTTTCTTTGTAATTTAAACATTTTTATTCCTCCTATAATATATTATTCTTTAGCCAATTAGTATATTCAGTTCTACAACCAATATCTAATCTTTTAAATTCTTCTGTATTAGGATAATTAACTGCCTCTTCCAAAGTTTTAAAACCTCTTAAATCACCTTTATAATCTTTTGCTTCTTTAACAATCTCATCAACAACCTTTTCAACTGTTTTACCTTGTTCTTCGGCTTCTTCAACAATACCTTGAGCAACTGCTTGAACCATTTCTTCTGTTACTTCATCGTTAGGAGTTTCATTAATATCCTCTACTTTAATTTCTTCTTTCTTCTTGCTCATTTCAATTCCTCCTACTCATTATTTTTTGCATAATGTTCTCTGATTTGTTTATCAGTCCAATTAGGCAAATTCTTTTTATATGTATTATATATTTCAGCGGGTACCTCAATATAATTATTTGAACCGCCTCTAGTATTTTTCATATGATTTTTGCTATTGGTATTATTTATTTGACTTCTTTCTTTCTTGTCTTGATTTATTTGAGAAATTTTGCTCATATTACATAAAACATACGCATCATATAAACTATATCCTCTGTTTAATTTTTCTATGATATCATCGCAATTGTCCATCTTAGAAATATCATCAAGAGTTTCTATAGAATCGTCTATTTCATGAATTAATTTTAGTTCTTGTTGAGTTTTAGCGTCTTGCTCATCTTGTTGTTGTTTTTCAATAATTTCTCTTGCTTTAATAACTTCAGGACTTTCTTTAATCATCCTATTCAATACATCACTAAATTTGTCGGGATCTTCTACTCCAGCCTCGACTAATGCGTCTCTATTAATGGCTTTTTCAAACTCTTCCCAACTATTATAACCTTTAGTTTTAGCAATGTTTTCTAATTTATCTTTATATTTTTTCTCAACTTCTTGAGTTTTTTGTTTTAATCTATCGCTAAATGCTTTAGTTTTATCTACTTCTTTAGTAGATTTTTCTGTATTTTCTTCTTGCTCTTTACTGATGGCGTTCTCAGTATCTGAATCTGTCAATTCAACTTCATCTTCGTCAAGATTTGTATCTTCAACTTCATCAGTATTATCAGCCTTAATCATGTCTTCTTTCATGTTTTCTCCTTACCTATTTTTAGACGAATTTCGGTTGGTTTCCGTTTCGCTGTCTTTTTTAGTGTAGCAATTACTTACTACTCTTTTTGGCTCTTAAATCTCCACCTGTTTTAACAGTTGGCTTTTTAGAACCTGCAGTTTTAAATAGAGATTCAACTTTTTGAGAGCCTCTATTTTGAATCTTACCTGCGTAACTTTCTTTCATAAGACCTACACTCTCCTTTCAATGATATGCATACATCACTTATATTAAAAATCTAGGCAGATTTTTAATTACATCTTAATTATATCACACGTATTAAATTAAGTCAAATAAAAAACCTAAAAAAATTAGGTTTTTCAATAGAGTTTACTTAATTATCGTTAAAGATGATAATTTAGTATTTAAAGTGGAGTATCTGTTGGATACAAGTATATTATATCATATATCTGTTCGTCTGTCAATAGGTATTATCCATGCACACCTCATTGTTCTATTTGAACAATCAAAGGTATCATATATTACACCATTTATAATTGTAGTTATATGATTAGGCATAGTAACCAGATAAATTCCTTTTTGATTTTCATCTGCAAATTCACCTACCGTTTTTGATGTGTGACATTCTCTTTTATAATTATAATCTAAATAATCTTCGATAAATTCCACACTATTAAACATCATCCCTCTCGAACGAGCCAAATCGCTCAGTTTATCATAAGTATCACTCCAACTTTGATTTTCTGCCAAACTAATTGCTCTAACAGTACAGTCATCTACAAATCTCTGATGAGAATTCTTGTTCAAATATCTATACATTAAATTTCACTTATTTTTTTAGTATATTCTCTAATCAAATTTAATTCTTCTTGAGAACTTGCTTCTTTTTTTAGCATTTTTGCAAAGTCAACCATGCTTTCTAACATATATTCTAGACTCATCATACTGTCTTCTTTCGCCCCATAATTACCTCTATTGTATTGCTCTTTGCCTTCTTCATAACGACCGTATTCACTATACATTTTGTCTAGATGTCCGTATCCTTCACTGTATCTTCCACGACTATCTCTACTTCGTCTACCGTATTCTTCACGACCATACTCATCTCTGCCATAACCACCTCTGTTATATTCGTTATAGCCGTCATATTCGTATCTTCCGTAATTATTGTAATTCATACTTTCTCCTCCTTTTTCTATTTCACATAAATCTTTTTCGATATCTACCAATTTATACAAATATTCTAAATTATTATTGCTTTGAATACCTTCGGTAGAAATTTTATCTTTTAAAGAAAATATGTCTTCTTTAAGTTTTTTATTTAGTTCTTTTTCTTTTTCGTTCATTCCTTTTCCTCCTTTCTTAAAAGAGTTAATATTTCTTCGTTTTGTTCAATAATCACTTTCAATTGTTGCATCAAATCAGTATTATTGAAATCTTGAAATAATATTTGCAGATTTAATATTTGCAAAATTAAAGATGCTAAATCTATTGAATTGTTCTTCATTATCTTCCTGTCCATCTGGCAATATTAAATGTGGCATTTGTTATAGTTGCTTGAGTAGTTGCAATACCAGTTGTAGGTGTGCTTGGAGTTATTACGCTACCAACACTTTGTACTGATAAAGAAGTTGTTCCTCTAGGACATACTCTTAATTTTTTATTAAACGATACTGTTTCATAATCATCTGCTGCTGCAATTGTGACCGCTCTAACCGTATCAGGTATTAAAATTCCGTCCTCGAAAAGTCCGAAGGCTACCACTCCCGGTTCAGCAGCACTTACAGAAGCACTGAAATTAATATCATAATATCCTGTATATCCATTTCCAAATATTTTGAATATAGGTGTTCCTTCTTGGTAATCTAACCATCCGCCATTGCAACAATAAGCACATCTACTTCTAATAGGTGTTTCATCAAAAGTTATTGGGCTGGCATTGCTCGGTAAAATAAGTGGTTCATTAATAATTGTTTCTATCATATTCTTCTCCTTTCAAATAAATAAAGAGAATAGTACTTGCCTATTCTCTGACTCTTTCCCGATGTCGGGAAAATGTTAGCAAGTTCTCGTAATCGAGTAGTTGTATTCAACTCTATGCTATTAAATTAATTGGCCATAGCCAGTGCATCCACATCCGCTATTAGGACAAGTGAATATCGGTTGATTTCCGTATACTGGTACTGTTCCAACTGGACAATTCTTCAATTCATTGTAAATATTTGAAGTAATTGCTTGTGTTTGTGCAATTTGAGATGCTCTTATATCAGCCATTTGTAATTGTCTGTTCAAATCAGCAATCTTGCTATCTTTTTCGTCAATTCTATCTCTAAAGATTTCGTCAATAATCTTTTGAGTATTGGCAGTTTGACTTACAAGAATGTTTTGACCAATTTCTCTTAGAACTTCTCTGTCTGAGCAGTTTTCGCTAATTACAGTTGATTTTAAATCTTGGATTCCAAGTCTGTTTTCAGCACTTGCATTACATAATTGAGTGCTTATGCCAAATAACTGATTCATATTAGCCATTTGTCTATTGTTATCAGCAATTTCTGCATTGAAGAAACCATTACTTACTGTTTGGTTCATATCTGCACAGCAGTTACATAATTGATTAGATAATGAATAAATGCCGCTATTAACTGTGTCTAACTGATTAGATAAGTGTAATGTATCAAATCCGTTATTTGTATTTTGCATAATTTCTTTTTGTCCATTTGATAGCCATGCATATCCATTGTCAAAACCATTTCCGCCGAAACCGAATCCACCATTTCCCCATCCGCCATTACCAAATAGTAATGCAAATAGTAAAATAGCCCAAATTCCATCTCCTCCTAAGAAACCATTACCATTTCCAAAACCGCCGTTACCATACATAACAGGATAAGGATAGGCAAAACCGTTTCCATTAGTAGTTGCTAATTCAACAGTTGGTGTTATTCCATTTCCGTTCATTCTATCGCTCCTTTCTTTAATTTTTTATATCAACTCATTTAGAGTTAATACCATTATTAAACATTCCCATCATTTGTTCCCATTGTTGTTTTTGATTAGGATTAAATCCATTTATTGTTTCATCTAATAACTCATTGGGGTTATTATTCTTCCTTGCTTCCTGATACCTTTGAAATGCTTGTGGACTTACCCTTTTTAATTGTTGTTCTAATTTCCCCATCATTTGTTGTGGTATTTGTTGCATTTTGTTTTTCATCATCATTTGCATTATTTGTGCTGGATTCATTTTTTATCATTCCTTTCAATTCTTCAATTTGTGATTGTAAGTATTGTATTTGCATGTCCTTTTCATCTAGTTCTACTATTTCATTCAACTCGTATGTTTTTATCTCATTTTTAGTGTTTTTTATCCATACTACTGACATATCTTGACTAAAGAACGGTGTATCTGCATATACTATTTCTTTAGTAACATCTCCAAGTGAATTAGCATATCTCAGTCCACTTTGTTGCGGTGCTAGTTGAAATGTTTGGTTAATAGCCGGTTGCTGATTATGCTTCATCTGTTCTTTCATTTGTTGCAATTGTGCTATTTGTGTATCTATCCTATCATTAATACTTTGTTGATTAAAATTATTCATATACGGATTGTACATATCATTCACCTACTTTATCTCCATTAATATATATGTTGACTATTGTTTCTGTTTTTTTATTATCATTAAATAAAACCAAAAGTATTATGGCTAAAAACCAAATATTATCACATTCTGTTGTTTTATCTTCTTCAAACAATTTATCAATATCTTCTAATTTCATTTTATTCTCCTTTCAAAAATATAAAAGGAGAGCATATACCCAAAACACTTTACTCATTGTATATCTCTCCTTTCTGTAATAATTATGACACAAAAAAAGGGCAGAAACCTATATTGTTTCTACCCTTAAACTATACTAACCAAATATTATGCACCTGACAATTTTATTTTTAATTTTGCGAATAATCTTATTTACATTACTTTCGCAAGTTCCCAACTTATACGCAATTGCCGTTATTGTTTCTTCTTGCCGTCTTAACTCCAATACTTCTTTTTCTATTTTAGTAAGTCTAGCATTCTTTAAGAAATAATTATATTCTTCATCGGTAAATTGAAAATCCCAATGTTTTTTATCTGATTCTAGTTGCAACCCTTTTAGATTTAACATTATTAGTTCTCCTGGACGCAGTTCTCTTTGTTGCTGTTGTTTTAGTTTTAATAGGTGTTCTATGTGCCCTTGAATATTTAACGACTCTAATTGCCATTGTTTATTTCACCATCATTTCCGATATAATTATTTATACCATTTCCATCTAACGTTGTTTCGTTAGTTGTAAAATCAAATTGATTTATATACCAAATCCAAACACCATTACTTACTACCAAACTAATAATCAATAATATTATTGTCCAAAATTGTTTTGATATTATTTCACTTGCTAAATCTTTATTTTTCATTTTACCTCCATTCAACCCAAATATCCTGTTGGTTTTATGTTCCATTTAAAAGATTTATCATACATAGGATGAATCCAACTGTCTCCACCTAACTCAAAATATTTTTCACATTTTTCTCTAAAAGACATCACCAAATAATCTTCGACTGTTTCTAAAGAATCATATATGAAAAATTTATTGGATAAATCTGCTTTCATATCTAATAATTGTGTATTTTCTAATACCTTTAATTTTTTCCGATAGTCTTTTATTTTAGCACTCAAATATCCCAAAACTCCCGTTATAACAAATCCAACTACTGTTAAAACTACTTTACTTATTATTTCATTTGTCATTTCATCACCTTTATTTCAAATAAGATTTTCCGCAGTATAAAGTTTTATTGTTGTATATTATTTTAGCCCATCCGTTTTCCATACCTAAATATTCAACCTTAGTTCCTGCTTTGACTGCCTTATAAATATTGTTTCCATAGGAAGCCGATTTTCTCAAATTTAACCAAGAACAATTGGCAACCGTTTTATATGTTTTTTGTTTTTCTTCTACTATACAATCATCGTTTACCCAACCTATTCTGCCATTGTCAAGTAAATAAGGATTTCTAGCACCATCAACAACTTTGGTAATAGTTCCTTTTGTTATGGCAGGTTTCAATTTTTCAGTAGATGTTGAAGATACATAAACTCCAT